CCTGTAGCTACTATTTCTAATTCTGCACCTAAAACTATTGCTGCTCCAGCTTCCATAAACATTATTGAATTATCAAAAACTACATTACATCTTGTTCCTGCTACAAATTCATTTTTCTTTGAATTGTAAACTACAAAACCGAGTATTGAGTCTGTGCTTGCAGCTTTATCAACAAAAATTTCATTTCCTGCTTTATCAACAAGCTTTACAGCTGTGCCACCTCTTAAGGTGTCTGTGCTTGCGGTGTCAATTCTTACAGAAATATCGTTAAAGTTATTAACATCTGCGAGTAATCCTTTAGCATTTCCTTGCTTAAATTTATTACTTATCATTTTTTTTTACCATTATTATTATTAAAAATTATTAAACTATTTTCCAAACATTTTTTTACCTGCTTTAATCTTATCACTAGAAGTTTGATATTCTTTAGTAGGCCCTGTTTGTTCTTTTGACTCGCTTTTAATTTTATTAGTTTTTATTTTATTAAAATCTTCAAGAGAGTTTTTCTTTTCTTCTTCTTTCTTTTTATCTTTGTCATCTTTCTTTTTATCTTCTTTTTTGTCTTTGTCTTTATCTTCGTTTTTCTTTTCTTCTTTTTTATCTTCTTTTTTGTCTTCTTTTTTGTCTTTATCATGTTTCTTTTCATTCTTTTTCTCTTTCAAAGAATTTTTATAGAGACTAGCTAATTTTGATATTTTAACCATTTCTCCGTTAATATCAATTTCATCATCATCAGAAAGAGTTTTCTTTTTTTTCTTTTCTTCTTCTTCATTTTTTTTGCATTCATTATAATATTCTACCATTTTTGAAACAGGAATTTCTTCGCCGTCAATTTCAAAATAAGAATTTTGCAACTCAATTTCTTTTTCGTTTTGCAATTCTTTTTCTTCTTTCTTTTTAAATATTACTTTAAATATATTTTTCATTTTAACCTCGTTTTTATTATTAAATTTAGTAAGTGAATTTTCATAAACTTTTACATCTTCATATCTAGGCTGTGAAACTAAAGCAAGCTCTGTTGCTTCAGCGTCAATTATTTCTCTATCAAATTCAATCCCGTGATAAAGACCACCTATTCCTTGTTTAGTTGGAATGTAGGTACAAGATACAGTGTATCCGTTAGAAATTAAATCATTAGCTTTTTCATTTGTTATTATAAAATCACACCAAGCCCAGCCATCATCGCCTTTGTAAACTTTAGAAATATAGCCTACATTTTTATCTTTTAAATCTTTTTCATTATTTGCAATAGAATTATGCCCTATCATTACAGGCGTTCCTTTGAATTTTGAAGCTATAATCATTAGATTTTCTGGTCTAATAACAACTTTTTCATTTGAATATTGAACTATTCCAGCTTCAAGAAATCTAGCTTTGTACGTTTTTGCTTTTAAATTGTTTATTTTTTCTTTTAATTCTTCTTTCATTTTTATTCAATTATTGGTATTGCTACACATCTACATCCATAATCTTCGCCTGGATTAGCTTTTCTACCTGTGTTTTTATCAACAACAGGCGGATCATCAAAACTAAATACTTTATTATCTAATTCGCTATGAGAATCTCTAACTCTCTCATCGTTCGAAGTCGACCACTTATATTTAGTAATTCCTACTTCTTTATATTTTATCATCTTATATTTAGTTGTCAACAAACTTGTTTCTTGCAACCCTAAGAAACGTGCTTTACTTTTAGAAACATTAAATCTTTTTTGAATAATCTTTGAAAGACTATCTGCTCTAAAGCCTTGAAATACATTGCTTTCTACTTCTTTTCTTAATTTTAAAATCTCATTATCAGAAAAGTTTTTTATTGTTAATTTTAAATTTTCAGAGAATTTTTTTGCGATTTTTTCT